ACACAAAATAAATTTAGTAAACAAAGAATCCAAAGGTAGTATTTATTATCCCAACCAAACCTCACAACCTATTCATGATGTTGATCCAGTTGATTTAAGAAATTCACCTGATTTCACAATGTTGTATGGTGTCCATACTAAAAATTGTTATGTAAAATTTTATTATGAAGACAATAGAAAAAAAGGAAGAGATTGGACAATAGAATTAAAACAGAATAAATATATTATTTTTCCCTCTACAAACAAATACATTATTATTAATCATCAAAAACAACTATTAAATTTTATACAAACAATTACTTACGAAGGTATTTAATAAATGAGTTTACAACTTCAAACAAATAAAGAACCCGCTAAGTTTTGGTGTTTTAAATCTGCACTACCACTTAAATTTTGTGATGATGTAATTGAACTTGGTTTATCAAAACAAGAAGTTTTAGCTAGAACTGGTGGATACGGTGATCAAGAATTAACTAAGGACCAATTAAGATCCTTAAAAAATATTAGAAACTGTAACATTGCTTGGTTAAATGAAAATTGGATTTATAAAGAATTACATCCGTTTGTTAAAATAGCTAATCAAAATGCAGGATGGCAATATAATTGGAACTTTTCTGAGTCTTGTCAGTTTACAAAATATAAATTAAACCAATACTACGATTGGCATAGTGATAATTGGAAAGCACCGTATAATGATCCAACACACCCTTGTCATGGGAAAATTAGAAAACTATCTATGACTTGTCAATTAACTGATGGCTCTGAGTACGAAGGGGGTGAGTTAGAATTCGATTTTAGAGATTATGACCCTGCTCTTAGAGATGAATCAAAACATGTAGTGCAAGCAGAAGAAATATTACCAAAAGGATCAATTATAATTTTTCCTTCTAATACATGGCACAGAGTAAAACCAGTTACATCTGGTACAAGATATAGTCTTGTAGTGTGGCATTTAGGAGAGCCTTTTAAATAATATGCAAGCAAGTAATTATTTTCCAACAACAATGTGGTTTGATTACAAACCAGAATTTTTAAATTCTTTAAACAAAGCTTCTGATAAATATATAAAAGATGCAAAAAAATCTCAAAAAGAATATATAAAAAAATTTGGAGATTTTGGAACAAGTTTTCATTCTACTACTTTGATAGGAGATACTAAATTTTTAGATTTTAAAAAATATATTGGTGAAAAGTCTTGGCAATTTTTAGATGCACAAGGTTTTGATATGTCACATTATCAAACTGTATTTTCAGAAATGTGGGTTCAAGAATTTGCTAAAAAAGGTGGTGGTCATCATTCTGCTCATGTACATTGGAATCAACATGTTTCTGGATTTTATTTTTTAAAGTGCAGCGATAAGACATCTTACCCTGTCATGCATGAACCAAGAACAGGAGCAAGATCTACAAAATTAAAAATGAAACCTCAAAAAGATATTGTATGGCCTTGTTCTGATTTAGTTAACTTTAGACCGAAACCCGGAACTATAATAATATTTCCAGGTTATTTAGAACATGAATTTGCTGTAGATTTAGGAATAGAACCTTTTAGATTTATACACTGGAACATACAAGCACTGCCTAAAGAAATGATTAAAAATGTTTAGTAAGGTTGTTATGGAAAACAATTTTTTAAACAAAAAAGAATGTAAAAATTTTATAGACTTTTATAAAAAAAATAAAGCAAGTAAGTTTTTTAATACTTTTACATTACCTTTAGAACCTGAAGAACATAAAGATTTAATACAAAAATTAAATAGTGTTACAAAAAAATTAAATAATTCTGTAGTGGATTATTTGCAAATAGTAGAGTGGCCAGCTCCAAATATAGGACAACAATTACATTTTGATACTGGTTTTTTACATACTACTCTAAGTAGTATTATTTATTTAAATGATGAATTTGAAGGAGGACACACTTGTTTTGAAGACAAAACCTCTTTTTCTCCAGTTACAGGAAGAGCAATTTTCTTTGATGGCCAATATTTTAAACATGGTGTATCTTCAATTAAAAAAAATAATAGGTATACAATAGCAACTTGGTTTTTAAAAAATGTTTAAACATAGTTTTAACTATTATATTCTAGAAGAATATGTAGAGGTAACAAATAAAATTTTGAAAGAGATAAAAAAAGAACCTTTGAAAAAAGATAAACTTATACCTGAAATGAATCTTACTTCTTACCATATTAAAAATAAATCCTTTGATCAATTTATTGAAAATAAATTAAATAATATTTTTAAAAAACATAATTTAAAATTAAAAAATTGTTGGGTTCAAAAATATTGTGAACATAGTTACCACTGTTTACATACACACAATGTTTATGAAAAATCATTTCTATGGTTTATCGAGGGAGATAAAAAATCTTCTCCTACAACTTTTTATGATGTTGGGTACCCTTTAATAGATACAAACCAAATAATTACATTTAATTTTACACCAGGGACATTATTAATATTTCCTGGTTTTTTACCTCATGAAGTTAAACCAAATAAAAATAACAATAGATTAATAGTAAGCGGAAATGTCTTTTAAAAAAAATAAATATACAATTATTCGTAAAGCAATATCAAAAGATCTAGCAATTTTTCTTGCTAATTATTTTTCAATGCAAAAACAAGTTTATGATACTTGTATTCAAGAAAGATATATCTCTCCATTTGAAACAATGTTAGGAACTTATAATGATCCACAAATACCAAACACTTATTCTCAATACGCTAATATAGCTATGGAAACTTTAATGCTTAAATGCCAACCAGAGATGGAAAAGGTAACAGGTTTAAAGTTATACCCGGCCTATACTTATGCAAGAATTTATAAAAAAGGAGATGAACTTAAAAGACACAAAGATAGATTTAGTTGTGAAATATCAACTACTATGAATTTAGGTGGTGATAATTGGCCAATATTTTTAAACCCAGACCCCAAAGCAGGTTATGTTTATGGACCCAAAAGAGGTATTCATAAAGTACAAGATTATTCACCAACTACAGACAAAGGTGTTAAAGTAGATCTTACACCAGGAGATATGTTAGTTTATTCTGGTTGTGATTTAGAACACTGGAGAAAACCTTTTAAAGGTGTTGAGTGTGTTCAGGTTTTTATGCATTACAATAATATTAAAACAAAGGGTTCTAAGAAAAACATTTTTGATACAAGAAAACATTTAGGTCTACCTGCTTGGTTTAAAAAGTGAGATTTATAGATCAATTAGATGATGTAACACATGCTACCAAAAAACAAATAGATGAAGAACATTGGCATGTCGAAGGTCTTATTAAGACTAGAACTAACCAAAAGTTAAAATTTGACTTAAGCCCTATTGTTAAATTTAAGGAACAAGACTTTGGTAAAATAGGTCACTTTAAATCTAAGTCTGATAAGATTGTATTTGATTTTAAGGATAGTTGGATATTAATTGACACACAAGAACTTCACGAACATATAGAAAAAACAAAGAAAAAAGACTTAAATTTAGAGGAATTATTAAATGAGTTTTCTTGGAATATTATTATTAATAAATAGCGTCTATACTCAGCGTTTGTTTTGTTGTAAAATAGCGTTATGCCTTTAACAAAAGTACAGATAGCACCAGGATTCAATAAACAAGTAACCGCAACAGGCGCAGAAGGTAAATGGACCGATGGCGACTTTGTAAGATTTAGATATGGTTTACCTGAAAAAATCGGTGGGTGGCAAGAAATACTTGATAATACCTTAGTTGGTGCAGCAAGAGAACAGTTCGTATGGGCTGATCTTGATGGTAGAAGATACGCTGCGATTGGTACTAATAAACTATTAGTTGTTTATTATGAAGAGGCTTTTTATGACATTACTCCATTAGACACAGCCATAACTGGTTGTACTTTTAGCACTGTAAACACATCAACTTCAGTGACAGTAAACAAAGCAGCACATGCTTTAGAACCAGGAGACTTATTTATTTTTAGTTCAGTAACACCACCAACAGGTGCAGGATATGTTGGGTCAGATTTTACAACCAATACTTTTGAAGTAGTCACAGTGCCTACTAGTGATACCTTTACAATTACCATGGCTAGCGCAGCAGGGACAACGGTCAACGGAAGCGGCTCAGCAACAGTCACACCGTATTTCAAACCAGGTGCATTAGGTTTCACATATGGCTTTGGTTGGGGTACTGCATTATGGGGAGGTGGACAACAGCTTTTTAGTACACTTAATGGTGCATTAAATGATGATACAGCAGGTACCGGAGGATCGGGGACTTCAATTACTTTAACATCAACATCTGGTTTTCCTACAACAGGAACAATAAAAGTAGGTGCTGAATTTATTTCTTACACAGGAATATCCTCAAACGATCTTACAGGAATTACTAGAGCAGTAGCAGGAACTAGATCCGCTCATTTGTCTGGAGCTGGCGTTGAATACTTTACTGGTTGGGGAAATGCTTCTTTGTCTCAATCACTTACTATTGATCCTGCGTCTTGGTCATTGGATAATTTTGGTCAAAAACTTATTGCAACTGTAAAAAATAAAAAAACGTTTGAATGGAACCCAATTAATGCAAATTCTAATGCACTAGACACAAGAGCAACTGTTGTATCGGGAGCTCCAACAGCTTCAGTAATGTCATTAGTTTCAGATAGAGATAGACACTTACTATTATTGGGAACTGAAACAACTATTGGGAGCGCAGGAACTCAAGACAAAATGTTTATTAGATTTTCAGATCAAGAAAACATAAGTGATTATACACCAACTTCAGTAAACACTGCGGGTACTTTTAGATTAGACTCAGGAACTAAAATTGTTGGAGCTGTAAAAGGTAAAGATTATACCTTAGTTCTGACAGATAATTCTGCGTATGTAATACAGTTTGTTGGCCCACCTTTTACCTTTTCAATAAGGCAAGTAGGATCTAATTGTGGAGCCATTGGTCAACACTCAATGAAATATGTTAATGGTGCAGTTTATTGGATGGGTGAATCTGGTGGATTTTTTGTTTATGATGGTACGGTTAAATCTCTTCCTTGTCTAGTAGAAGATTTTGTATTTACAAACAAAGGAGATAATTTAGGTGTAAACTACCAAAATGGCGAGTCCGTTTATGTTGGTTTAAATCATTTATACGAAGAGTTAACTTGGTTTTACCCTAAAAGTGGATCAAGCTCAGTTGATAGATGTGTAACTTATAATTACCAAGATCAAACTTGGACGACAGGTTCTCTTGCACGAACAACTTGGGTTGATGCAAATTTATATGACGTGCCTTATGCAACAGAGTTTAATTCTACCGCTGTACCTACTTTCCCTACTATACAAGGTGTAACAAATATAAATGGATCAACTACATATTATGCACATGAAACAGGAGTCAATGAAGTTAATGCTGCTGGAACTAAAACAATTATTCCTGCTTTTATAGAGTCTGGAGATTTTAGTTTAAACCCTGACGGAACAAATGCCGAATTTTTTATGAGTATGAGAAGGTTTGTTCCTGATTTTAAAATACTTCAAGGTAATGCTCAAGTAACTATTTTACTTAGAGATTACCCAACAGATACAGAAGTTTCTTCACCTCTAGGACCTTTTACAATTACTTCAAGTACTGATAAGGTGGATACAAGAGCTAGAGCAAGATTTGCTAGTTTAAAAATAGCAAATACGAGCACGGATGAAAATTGGAGATTTGGAACTTTTAGAGCCGATGTTCAACTAGATGGAATGAGGGGATAATGGACGAAATATTTTTAAATGATTATAATAATGTAGCGATGGCTCAAGACCCTATTGGTATTGCAGGAATTCAAGCACAACCTGGTTTTGATAATTACCAACCAAGTTTTTTAAACCAAGGCTTAGCGCCAGACAAAACAAATTTACCAGATCTTAAACAGGTAGCAAAAACAATAGCAGAAAATCAAATGAAAAATTACGTTACTAAAAAGTTAGGTTTAGAAGGTATTAAAGGAAATGTACTAAGTTCTGTTCTAGGTACTAATCCCTATTTAACTGGCATAGCAACTATAGGATCAACTCTTACAGGAAATTCGTTAAACATATCAAACTTGTTAGCACAGAAGAGAGCTGAAAAAATGTACAATAGTCAAAATAGAGCAGAGATACAAGATATTCAAAAAAGATTAGATTCTACCACACCATCAAACCAAGATACTTATAGAGGTGATGGAGCTCAAACTAAAACCACATCCACGCAAAAAACTCAAGAGAGACAAACATCCGGAACTGGTGGATTACATAGTGGGTACTAATGGCTAGAGTAGATATAATTATTCCAGAACCTACACCTCAATATACAGAGGAAAACCAAAGACAGGTTGCTCAGTCTTTACGAACAATGCAAGATAAGTTAAACACTTCATATCAACAAGAATTTAAAAATGAACAAGATACATTTACCTGGTTTATATCATGACTATTAGATACAAAAGCGATACATTCGATTTAACAACTACAAACGTTACTACAATTTTAACTTGTCCTGCCGATGCAACATTGCTTGTAAAAAATTTACAAGCAGTTCATGATACAGCTAGTAATGTAGATACCCATGCAATACTTACAAAGTCTGGTGGCTCGGCTGTTAAAATAGGTTACAAAGAATTAAATAAAGCACAAGTAAACTTGATAGAAGAAACTTTAGCTATGGAAGCAAGCGATGTTTTATCAATGCAAGCAGGGACAGCTGACGAAATAACGGGAGTTGTTAGTTATGCACTTATAGATAGATCACAAGAAAATGGCTAGAAAATTTAAAGATTTTGTTGAAAGAGACAAACCTAGGAAAAGACCTAGAAGACATTGTAAATCTCCTAATAAAAAAAAGAAATTGCAAAATAATAAAAAATACAATAGACAGGGACGTAGACAAAAATAATAGGAGTTTTAAATGAGTGATTTACCTAAAATCCCTGCAGTAGCAAAAGAAATTATCAAACATAAAAGAACTGGAAAAGTATATGATAGTAAAGCTGATTTTGATGCTGATGTTGCTGATCCCAGTACTGATACTACTGTGGATGACTTCAGGCAAGACCTTGAGATTAAAGTTACGAGAATTGGTGAAATGGGAGCTTTAACTAAAAAATAATGCAACCTCGTGGGGCCACTGAGCTACAACATGAAATGCTTGAAAAGCATGTTTCAAAAGATTTGTTAGATCAAGTTCAAATATGCACATCTATTCCTGGTAAAGTTCCAATAGACCCAAAGAAATTAAACATCCTTTGGCAGAAGAATTCTTGGGATCAACCTAACCTTCAAAAATTTTTTACTAACAAAGAAAGACACTCCGAATATGATTGGTATGTATTTAACAGTCATTGGAATTATGAAAAATTTAGATACGCTTTTGACATACCTACTGAAAAATGTGTAGTAATTAAAAACGGTATTGACGTTTTTCCTGTTAGAAAAATTTATAAAAGAGGAACTCCAATTAAATTAATACATCATTGCACTCCTTGGAGAGGTTTAAATGTATTGTTAAGAGCTATGCAAGATGTTGAAAATCCAAACATAAAATTAGATGTTTATAGTTCTTGTAAAGTTTATGGATCTGAATTTGCAGATAATACCGAAAAGGATTTTGAAGCGTTATATGAACAAGCTAAGCAACTACCCAATGTTAATTACATTGGTTACAAACCAAATGAATATATTAGAGAGATGATGCCTAACTACGATATGTTTGTATACCCAAGTATATTTGAAGAAACATCATGTGCATCGGCACTTGAAGCTTTAGCATCTGGTGTGCACGTAATAACAAATAACTTTGGCGCTTTGTATGAAACATGTGCAGAGTGGCCTGTATACATTAATTATTCAACAAATTATGAACAAATGGCACAAGATACTGCAGGAGCAATTAATATAGCAGCTAGTTATTTACATGAAAATTTTATGCAAGAACACTTAGAAGAACAACAGAAGTTTTACAAAAGATTTTATAGTTGGGAGAAAAAAGGCAGGGAATGGACAAACTTTTTGAAAGGAGCTTTGAATGAAAGAAACAATAAATAAAGATACATATCAAACTATTAAGGAAGTTGAGGTAAGCTCATACGAAAAAGCTACTCTTCCTATGTGGAAACAGGATACCGGACAAAAAGAAACAAAACCTAAAATTAGTCTTATGCTTTGTACACCTTGTCATAGTGATGTGACTATGCATTACACTCAAGGTCTTTTAGAATTACAACAACTTTGTTTTAAAAAAAAAATAAGAATAACATTTACATTATTAAAATCTTCTTTGGTTACTCAAGGAAGAAACTTATGTACTTCAGCTTTTTTAGAATCTAATTGTACCCACATGTTATTTGTAGATTCAGATATATATTTTAGAGCGGAGTCTATTATTAAAATGTTGGATATAGACAAAGAATTAATATCCATTCCTTATCCACTTAAAACTATGATGTGGGATAAACTTTATAAAAAATGGAACGATGGTGAGGTTAAAAATGCTGGAGATATACATAGGTTTTTAAATACTTATCCTATGAAAGTAGCAGACGCTAATAACATAACTCTTGATAGTGGTGTTATGGAAGTTACACATAGTCCTACAGGATGTATGTTGATTAAAAGATCAGTGTTTGACAAGATGATAGAAAAGTATCCAGATAAAAACATAGTTCAAAAGACAGTAATAAATGGTGAGTATGTAGATAGACCTCATTTATGGAACTTTTTTGACTGTATACACGACCCTGAGACTAAGACTTATTTAGGTGAAGATTTTTCCTTTTGTAAGCTTTGGAAAGATATTGGGGGTAAATGTTATGTCTTTGTTAATGACCCAATCATCCATGTGGGCGAACATCAGTACGAAGGATGTTTTAGAGACGAGTTGAAACTAGCCAAGTAAAATGGTATTATTTCATACTTAAGATCTTAAAAGGAGAATTTAATAAATGCTACAGTTTTTACCCTACGCAATGGCCGCTTACGGTGGTTACAAAGGATACAAAGGAGCAAAAGATTCAGGAGCATCAGGACTTGGAAGATTACTTGGTGGTGTTACTGGAGCTTACACAGGTTACACTTTAGGTTCTACAGGCTTAAGTATGTTTCCAGGATCAGCAGCAGCTAAACAATTTGTTGCAAGTCAACCAGCTTTCCTAGCTAATATGCCTGGAGCTTACAACCCGCAAAGTTCAGTAGCTTCAATGGTCGATCAAAGTGGACTTCCACCTAGTATGAGAAATCCCAATTTAAATGCAAAAAGACTAGTTGAAAATCAAAATCAAAGTAGAGGTCTTTTAGATATTTTAAGAAAAGGCGGACAAGCAGATGCTAACTTTTCTCCAGGAAGAGTTTCTTCAGCTTTAGCTGCAGCAACTTATTTAGGTGGTGCGTTTGATACACAACCAACAGATATTTATACACCGGGTTATAACATGAGTTACTTAAACTTACGAGATCAAAGACCTGGATACACTTACATAGATCCAGTAACGGGTCAAGAAAAAGCCTACGAAAAAGTATACGCACCCGAAGAAGCAGGTAAAGGTGATCCTACAATGGGTCCTTACTCAATGAATGTTCAAAGATTAAGAGTAGGTGGTATTGCACAAATTAAAAAATTTAATGAAGGTGGTGTGAACTATCTTCCATCAAAAGTTTCTCATGATGAAAACGATGCAAACAATTATGTTAGAGCATCAGGTTATGTTGAAGACGGAGCAGGCGTAGGAGACAAAGACGAGGATACAATGTTAGCTCAATTAGCA